CCACTTTGGTATCATCGTCATCATCCCGAATAAGCTCTAAGGTGGTCTTACCGGACTCTTTGCCCCATAACCTGTATGCCTGTCTGGCGGTAAGGCTAAATTTGCGGTATACCGTATCTACACGCTCAGCCTCATCTTCATCAATATAAACTTCAGCAACCGAGCGGGAATAATACCTGACTACATCGCGCATATCTTCCGTAACATACAGACAACCCCAGCCAAAGACAGGCATATCCAGATAAACCTCATGGATTTGCTGGTTAAAATTACTCGCATTAATCGTATCATACATGCGCTCCTCAGCTAACTTAAGCCAGAGTTTGATTTCTTTTTTCTCCATCATACCTGCATTTTGCGTGCGCAAGGTAAACCACTTGCTAGAGGGGTTAGTCATGTAGCTGTGGAATCCGGCTGCCAGGACAATATTCGCCTGAATAGCGGTTGAGTTACCGCTCCAAAAACAAGCGCCATCCTTCCGGACATAAATAAGATGATAAGGCTCGGTGGTTACGCAATATATGTTCCCTTCATAATCCACATCTTTTATATCATCGGAATAAATATAAGTATCATAGGTTTTCCTATCAGGAGTATATTCTAGTATCAAATAATCAAGATGTTTTGTTTCTATCCAATGATTATCATAATAAGTTTTTCTTCCTATGTTATCTCTTGTGGATATTCTTGCATAACTTCCGGTTTTTAAAATCAATTCTTGAATATCATCAGCTAATAATTTGCTGATAGTATTATATCTTTTTTCTCCGTTATCAAGAATATAACCATCACCTTTCCGATAAGATTCAAGAAAAATAGAAATCTGTCTAGGGGAAAGATTTTTTACATAATCTGGGACTCTCTTATTAAAACTGCCTTTTTTGATATATTGGTCAAGATGTTCTACTATTGCTCGGCTGCCAATTCTAAATACCATTTCAGAATATTGTTGAGAAGGTAACCCCATTCTTTCCAATAATTGCTTTATTGCTTTACATTTATCAGTATTCTTTTCTTTTGATTGAGTAATATTTACCCAATAAGAATTTGCTTTTTTATTCCAATATGTAAATCCTTCACTGATAAACCATCCAAGAAATTCAAGCCAATCATCCATCTTGAATGTATATACTTGAGCCGATTCTCTTCCACTTATAATTTCTTGAGGAATAATTACTATACTCTCCTCTTCTTTACCTAACCACATAAAATCTCTTTTTAAAGCAAAACTTTTTTGTTTTATGTCGCTTATTTTTTCCAACTGCCAATTTTCTGTTTCTCTTGAACGAAAATATAATTTATGATTAGGAGTAACAGAAAAATTCACAGAATTATTTATAAACTGTTTTAATTTTCCTGTGTATTCCTGAACGATAATCTCACCTATATCACAATAATCTGCGATATTAGTTGAGGGATTTAAAGATAATACTTTGTAAGTATAATCTAATTCCTCAAAATATTTCCACCCCCTATCAGTCAGAATTTCTGTATCCTTATCAAAACAATCATATACATCGTAATCTAACTTCTGCCCGGGAGTCCTTTTCTCTATGATGTCAGCCTTGCGAGGTAAGCAATACTTAGCGACATCCTGCCAGGTAGCCTCATAGGTAGAACGCTCAGACTTTTTTTCGTTGTATCGCTTAATTACTTCCTCTGCATCCCATTTCATAATGAACTCCTATTGGCCAAGCAGGGTTTTTCCAACCGCTACTCCCTGGTCCTGGATTCCTCGCGGCCCGGTAAGTATAGTACCCGCGCGTTTGGCTGATTTAGCGGAAGCTGAAGCGGTTGCTGCTTTCTTTTCCGCTGCCATCTGCTTTTCAACCGCTGTCCTGTACTGCGCTGAATAATCTATCTGCGGTGCCTGTTCTGCGGGTAGCGTATACTCCGGAACTTCCGGTGCGCCTCCAAAAAAGTTACCTATTGCCTGAAAGAAGTCTCCCATAGTATCAATTCCCCATAAGTGTTTTATACCCCACTGGAGCTGTTTCCAACAACCCGCGTGGCCCGGTTAAAAGTGTATTTTTAAAACTTACCCTGCGCTTATATGCCTCGCGTTCCTGTGCCTGCGCTTCAAGCGCTGCCTTGCGCGGGTCAGGTTCTTCTGGCAAAGGCTGTAATTCTGGCAGTTGCAGCCCTTCCGGCATACCTTCCTGCCCTTGTTGCTGGCTAAACATACCTGAGAATAGGCTATATCCTGTGCCTACGGTAGAAGCGATATTTGCCGCATTAGCCCAGAAAGCTCCCGCTGCCGCGCCTGCGACTGCCGGGGCGGTCATTGCCGCTAAAGTAGTAGCGCCTGCTGCCAAACCGGTAAGCCCCGCGCCTACCCCTATGGCTCCGCCTGCCGCGGCTGCTGCCGGTACCGCCGCTATTGTTGCCCCGGTGATTGTCCCGGCTAATCCTGCACCTGCTGCTGCCCCACCCGCTGCTGCTCCACTGCCTGCAAAGAATGCTCCAATCGGAGCTAAGAATCCCATCAGTCCTCCCTGTCCTTGACTATCATGGTAAAATTACCAAACATAGTCTTTATTTCCCGGCAGAATTTAAACCCTAATCTTTTGCCTACCTTGAGTAATGCACGGTTCTGCGAATCGGTGATGCCGTAAAGCCGGTCAATATCGGTTGTTTCAAAGATATGTTTAATAAGCATCACCCCGGGCCGGTAGGTAAGGTCGGCTTTGCGAGCCATTGCTTTGCATAAGCGGTCATCTCTATACAGGTCAATAGTCCATACATTAAGGTCAACATTGAAGCAAATATAACCCACTCCGTATAGCTGGTCTTTATAATAGGATTTCCAGAAGTATCTGCCATAGTTTTTAATCAGTTCATACATCTGCTCGCGGTTGAGCTTGTTCCATTTATACCCTTGCGCCAGGCTTACCAAGTAATCGTAATCTGTCGGTTTATCAAAAGGTATTAAAGCAATATCACCCTCAATAAGCGCGGTAAGGACTTTAACCATTATGCGTCAGTATTGTCTTGCCCTTTTTCTTATGCTTGGGCAGGTTTTTTTGCCCAGGAAACTCTTTAGTCCAACGCTTTGCTATTTTAGGATGTTTAGCCCACATATATTTCCTTTGCGCCTCCGACTGAAACGGACTCATGCTTTTATCCTTTCCAACTGGTTGCGCTCCTCATTTATATCGGCAATCAACCCTATCACTTTAAACTCATCCACAAACCGGCAGCGCTTGAGTGCATCCATAGCATTTTCCCAGTTACGTTGGTTAATATTCAACAATGCCAGCCTGTGCAATTCTTCCATAATTAAAAGAGAGCGTCAACTTTAGGCTAGGACGGCTTCTAAAGTCGGTAAGGATATAAATTGTTGCGCCTGTTTTAACCATACTCTACATGGCACGCTCTCAAACTCTCTTCTTTCTTGCCTGTGGATAACCTGTTAATAACTTTTTACTTAAAGCTTGGAGACTTATCTGGGCAACTGCTTATTGAAGCCTCAGCAAGAAGAACTTAATTTAATAAGTAAGAAAGCGTTCGTTTTTATCAACCCTACTTTATCGCAAGTAGATAGCGCTGGTTTCGTTGCCCTTTAAAGGTTGATTATCTTCCAACATTCCCGGAAGAAGCCGTCCTAGCTCAAGGTAGCTTTCTTTTTTGTTATCATCTGCTTCTGAGATATTATACTGGTCAGAAGGGCTAGAATACACCAGTTTCATTTAGTCTACCGCCTGCCTTGGCAACCGGGCCATCTGTCTGGTATCTAAAGCTGAATCACATCCGGCTACCGCCATCATCAGCGCATCGGCCCTGTCCGGTGATTTAAGGCCGTCCTTGCGCATCTCGTCTTTAGAAACAATAATCTTATTCCCGTTAGATTGGAATTTATATCGGATAGTCGTAAGCTGGTTAAGCAAATCCGCGTCAGGCTTAAGCTTAAGATAACCCTTGTTCATTAACTCCTGCAATTTAAAATAACCTTCCGCTCGCTTATTAGCATACACCGGATTACCGGCTTTCTCCGCGGAAATGAACGGAATCACCTGCAGCCGGAACTCCCTCAGCCGGTCGGTAACACCCCCGCCCATCCCGGTATCGTCTATCACTATGGCATCCACCCCGAATGTGCGCTGGATGTCTACAATCTTGCCCACCGTTTCCATCAGTAATTTGTTACGCCAGCCCTCCAGGTATATCTGCTCCCAAATGAATACCCCGCGGCTTTCAAGGATAGTGAATACGGTCTCGTCCTCACCGAAGCGCGCGACATCTACCGCCAGGACGCGCTTCTGCGTGCCGCCGGGATAGACTTCTACTTTAGGAGCGTTATATACAACCTGGTGGGTAAGCAGGAGGTCATCAGCATCAAGTTCCTCATGGCTATTCATGACGAAACGCTTAAAATGATTGGGGGATTCTATTTCCATCCTCCTTAAATCATTTATAAAATCCTGCGGCAGGTTATCCGCATTGTCAAAGGTGTTAGCCTGCACTACATGAAAATCCTCGCTCGGAGGATTATTGATAAACATTTTCCACAGATAATTATAACCATTAGCATTAGCAATAATATTCATCTGCCGATAGGGTGCATTCTGCCGCCTTAACCTATCACGCAAGAATGTGAATGTTTCCTCGTCCGGCATTTCTTCAGCTTGCTCCACACCTATAATTGACAAATTGATATTACGAAGCACATTGATTTCCGACATATGCCTGAACATTATTATTGACCCATTTGGAAATCTGTATTCCTTATTGCTATCTACAGTTACCTGAAAATAAACCTGGAAGTCCTTGATTGTACTATCTCTTAAATCTGTATATTCTTTCCTTACAATTAAAGCAAGAGTGTCGGGATATTGCTCACAGAACATCCATATCTTTAAAAGCAACATATAGGTCTTACCGGTACCAATGCCCGCTATAAGCGCACTATATCTATGCTGGTCAAACAAAAACTCATCTTGGAAAGGCCGCAGTTTAATCTCTATTGGCGGCATGTATTTTTCCGAAGTTTATCATTTTTCCACAAGACTTGACCTAATTTCACTATTTATTTCTGACGATGGCCTCACAATTATAATCTTGGTTTCCGCGCCTTTTATTTCTCCGGAGTGTTCTATCTTTTTAGGAGTTATCTTACTATCTAAAAGCGTTTCCCAATCATAAACATCTTTCTTGCTTTCTCCGGAATTTTTAATCCTGCGCCTGATGCGATTTATCTGCTTAACTTCTTCCCAATCTTTATCTATTTTTACGAATTTACGATTTTTATAAAGTATTTGCTCTACCCGCCTTATAGAAAAAGGTAAATTACGGAATTCCTTTATTTCTGTAGTAGAATAACCTTCGGCATACATCTTACAAATCGCCGCGTCTCTCAGCTTATTCTCCCCGAATATCTCCTGTGGTATCTTCATTTGTTTTCACCGTTATATCCAACACTTGTTTAACCGCGAACGCCAGCCCGTACATCTTATCCACTTCCGTAAACGGAACCCTCAACTGCAATACGGCTTCCCCGTCCTCATCCGAACGTAAACTCTTTAGCGTTGCCTGGAAGTTATACTGCATCCTCTATCCTTATCTGCGCCGTTTCCTTTGGGTAAAATAAATACAGCAATCTCTCCGGTATCAACTACCCGACCAACCCTAATGCTTCCTGCGTATCCTTAGCCAATTGTGCCTCGCATCCCGGGCAAACCCCTGAGCCGGTTGTATTATTATGGCTTTTAAATATCAACTTGCATTTAATACAAGTATACT